TTGATTGTATTTACAAGTTGTTCTTTCTTTATATCTCTAAAGGCACGATTAAATAAACTAAAACATAATGTGTCAAGCATTGTTGATTTACCTGCACCGTTTGTACCTATAATTAGTGTAGATGGTGCCTTTGCTAAATCTACTTCTATAAACTGATTACCTGTAGATAAAAAATTACGCCATCTTAACTTCTTAAAATATATCATGCTTTATTATCACTTGCCTCAATGTAAATACTTTTTAAGTATTCTTTTAATTTTGTTTTACTTACATCTGTTTCTAACTGGTCAATGTAATTATTTAGGAATGTAACCGTATCTTCGCCCATTTCTAATATGTCTTCTCTTACGCTAGCTTTAATGTCTGAATAGTCCTCTATAATATTCAAATCATGTACCGTTATTTCATTATACAATCTTTCCAGAAATTTGTCAAATACCTCGTTATTAGTCTTGTTTAACACTATTAATTTAATGAAGTGATTATTGTAAGGTTGTATATCAAAGTTAGTATAATCTTTCTTTTTGTCATCATAGATTATCTTTTTATGTATTGTAAGTGGATTAGATATTCTTGTTAGTTCTCTAGTTTCTGTATCAAATATGTGAAAAGCTTTTGGGTCTTGGTAGTCTGACCATGTCATCTCGTATTGAGCACCACAATAGAATATTTGACCATCATCTGTATGTTTATGAAAGTGGCCTGAAACTACTCTATCAAATCTTTTAAAATCTGACTTTGATAAACCATGTTCATTGATTACGCCATTTTGCATTTCAATACCTTTGATCTCTAAATGACCAAAACATAAATCTGCTTTAGCTGTTCTTAACATCTCCATAGAGTGGTCATAATTATCATCACATATCCAAGGTACAAATAATATAGGTGTGCCATCAAAATCTACAACGGTAGATTTAGTATATATCCAGGGTTCGTTTCTTTTGTCAAATGATGAGTATAAGTTTTCTATGGCATTTACATCATTAGTATTTTTGAAATAGGTATCGTGGTTACCTATAATAATGTGTGTATCAATTTGATCTTCATATAATCTATCCCAAAATTGTTTTCTAAAAATAGAAGCAGTTTGAAAGTTAATAAACTTTCTTCTATCAACAACATCACCTAAATGAATCAATGTTTTAATATTATGTTCTTCTAGGTATGGAAAAAAGATTTCATTATAAAATCTTAATTGATAATTTCTAAACGCTTCACTATCATTTCTGACACCGAAGTGTGTATCATTCAGCAATGCTATCTTCATTATATATCTAATACAGAGCTATAAGTTCTTTTTTTTCTTTTCTTTACTTTGATCTCATTAGCTTTTGGTTGTTCTTCAGTTGATGGTTTGTTCTTTCTTAAAAATTCTAAAAACTGATTCTTATAATCATTATTTGTATCACCAGGTAACACAGCAAATTCATCTATGTTTGCCTGTTCAATCATTCTATATTTTATATTACTTTGTTTTTTCTCTTTTTGTATTCTTCTTATAAAAGCATAGTAAATGATTTGTGTAAAATACGCAAATGGATTATTAGATTTCTTTGGATTAAAGTTATCCAAGTATTGTAAGCAGTTCTCTATACCATCAGAAATCATATCATCTCTAAATGTATAGTTTATAAAATTTGGTCTATAAGATAAATGATTCGCAATCTTTAAAAAACATTCACCAATGTAATTTGTAACTGGTGGTTTCTTTCGTTTTCTCTTTTCTGCTTTTTCGCATTTATCTTTATACTCAATCATCGCCTGTAGAAAAACTTTATTATCTACATAATGTTCAGATTTTTTTCTTGTTTTACTCATAGTTTTATTATATCACATTCTTTGTTATTGTCAAGGACCTACGGTCAAATTAACCAGTTATAGATGGCTCTTAATGCGAGTAGCAAATACATAAGTTCCATCAATGCTCTAGGTATATCTTTGTCTTTTACGCCCATATATATCCAAATACTACAGGATAGTGTTGCAATTGCCCATCCGACCCATTGAGTGTCAGGATTTGCATTAGAAAGTATGTAGGCACCTATCATGGCGAGTACGAACCCTAACCATCTCATTCCGTCTAATCTTTGATAAAATCTAATTTTCATAGGTGCTTGACATAATCTAATTCTGTTGTTATAATACCCATGTGGGTTGTTACCGAGGATACCTAGCTACCTCACTAGTGAATCTTTTTAGATGGCATTTTAAGTAAATCAGCAACTTCTTTAATATCTCTTTTATCTATATCTCTTTCATAGGGATCGGAATCGGACATCTCGTCTAATTCTTCATCTGTCATATTTCTTTCAATAAATCCTGGCAATTGTTGTTTTGAGTTATGTAGTGTCTTTGTCAGACCGTCATATCTTTTAGTAAATGCAGGAGTAGCATTGCAAATAGTAACAATCTTATCTATAGGTATTGTGACTATTTTTTCATCTGTAAAACCTACCCAACGAACAAGTGCTATATAATCAGATATACCTTGTTCAGTAATACGAGGTACATACTTGATTAGCATAGGTTCTTGTAATCGTAGAAGCTTTGAGTTTTCGGGTAGTTGGTTCTTATGTAAAGGAAACTTACAACAGATTTCCTCTCCAGAAACCAATCTGATTATCTTAACAGACTTTGTATCTATTCTATTAATCATATAGCTATTTATCTTTATTAAGCACTATCATACCACAATGAGAGCCGCCTTGTGACTCTTGCATATCGTAGTTTAATAATGCTGTTTCTTTAAATACTTTCATATTGTACCAACCTTTGTTCTTGCCTGGGTCCTTATCTTCATTAGGCATATAATCATGGAATACAATTTTAAAAGAGTCCTTTGTACGTTTAAGTATTTCTTCACAATCAACCTTTTCTATAGAGCCGTCAATAAAAACAAAGTCAAAGTCATAATGCATATAATCTAACCAGTATTCTTTGCTTTCACAATTAAATCTGTTTATATCTATATTATACTCAAATATATTATCTTTGTCAATGGAGTACACCTCACAATTTAGTTTTAAAGCAGCCGAAGATTTACCCGTACCTGTACCTATCTCTAGTGCCTTTTTACAGCCATAGCTTTCTTGTAATAAAAACTTAAAGTCTTCGTCTGAAATCATTTTAATTCTACCGTATGGATCTCATAATTGAAACCTTCTCTATTATAGATACCAACTCTTTCCTGAAAGTGTGTTAATGTGAAGTTTTTTTTATCTTTGTATGTGAGGTCGTCTGATATATCGTAAACTGTAGCGCTGTCCTTTTTATCGCCGACACGAAGCCCACGACCAATACTTTGTAATACTCTTATAGGGCTTTTAGTAGGGCTACTAAAAACAATGTTGTGTAAATTACGAATATTGATACCAGTGCTGAACGTCCCGAAAGAAGCGACAATAATTGCGTTGTCCGACTTTTCGGTAATTGCTCTAATTTTTTCTCTATCATCTGTTTCAGTTCCCCCATAAACGAAAAACACTTTTCGCTTTGGGTCTGCTTTTTCTTTTATTAAGTTAAATAAAATCTCACCGTGTTTTTCAACTAATTGAAATAACAAAAGCGTGTTGCCTTTTAACGCAAGAGCAAGATTTCGTATGTATTTATTACGAGCAGTATTTTGAGTTAGGTATTCTAGTTCTTCAAAGTATTTTACACCATATACTTTCTTTGCCTCTGACTCAGGATACTTTAGATTTAAGCACATGACCTTTAATTGTGCAAGTTGTTTTTTGTCTATAAGTTGTTTTGTAGAGACCACTCTATTAACCGTACCAAACAGACCTTGTAATACTAACTTGTGTGTTTTACTATCATCTAACGTACCTGTAAGACCTATTCTATATTTACAATCTGTTAGTTTAGTCATTATCTTTGTTAATGATACAGCCTTAAACAAGTGTGCCTCATCACCTATAACCGCACCATAGTCTTCAAAAAATTTCTTTGGCATTTTATATAGTGATTGCCATGTTGAGATAACGATTCGTTTATTTTCATCTATATCATAACCATGGTATTTTCTGCTGACGTTTGTTTCTACGTCATAACCATAATCTTTAAAATCTTTGTATAATTGTTCTACTAGTGATGTTGTTGGCACTATTATAAGAATATTGTTGTTTATCATATTCAGATAGTGTCGGCATAACATATAGATAATAAGCGATTTACCAGAGGCAGTAGGTGATAATATCATACCTCTTTCGTGTTCTATGGCAAATTTGTATGCCTCAATCTGATAATCTCTTGGTTTGATAGATAGATCGTATTCTTCAATCATACCGTCTATATCGGCGGCTGTGACGTTGCTATGTGTCAAAATATCACTAGATTCAACTATATGTACAGATTTCTTATTACACCAGTCTTTTAGATACGGATATAATCCTACATACATTTGACCTGTAGCGTATGAGTAAAGTCTTATTTTACCATCCCAAACTCTATTACGAAATTGTGGTGTAAATTTATATCCAGGCACTTCAAACGAGAAGTAATCTGACAATTCTCTACGAATAGAGGCGTCAGCGTCAATCCGAATATATACGTCATTGAGTTTATCAACAATAATGTTTTGCATTTTAGATAACGCCAGAAGTAAACTTACGCCAGTCTATAGCGTTCTTTATTTGAAAGCCACGATTAGAAATAATCTTAATCGTTCTATCTAGGTAATCAACCACACTTTGTACATAGGTAACTTTTTGCTCTAGTTTAATCATATCTTCATCTGCCTTTATGTACTTATCCACATCTGGTTTAAGTAACTTTATATTAAAAGGTTTAACTTGATAGACACTAGGGTCTGCCTTACCTGTATAGTATTCCCATTTCTCTCTCAATAATCTATCTCTATCTTGCTCTGCTTTCTTTAATAGATTAGTATATTGATTATGAAACTTCATATACTTGTTATGTAATTGAGGTGTCTTTAATGATTCTAAATCTAATTCAGTATCATTAATTTTGAGGTCTTTGTCAGCCAATTGCTGTAATTCATCAAAGGTCATAATAACTCCATTATATTAATTTAAAATATTTATGTATGTATTAAGTAGTAGTTTCTGTAGTAACTTTGTTACCAACAGTTGCAAACTCGTAAATAGCATATTCAAAAGTTACGGTTGCTGTTAGATAATCAACATCTGCAGCCTGCTGATTATAATCTAAACCTGATAATGAAGTAGGATATATGTTTCTAAATCTAACTTCTAAATTTGCATTATTCTTACTTGTCAATATCATTAATGTTGCGTCTGAATATAAACCACCATCGTCTTGTGTAGCCTTTTTTATTTCACCTAATTCGTTACTAGTACCTGTATTTTGTGTTGAAGGAAATCTGTCTGTACTTGCACCTTGTATTGTTTGAAACTGCTCGTAGTTTTTAGGAAAACCAACACCAGTTAGCCAACCATGTATCTCTCTATAGTTTTCTAAATTTTCATCTACTAAAAATTGTATAGTCAACGTATCATATTGTAATCTATCACCAGGTAGTGGTATATCCTTTAAAGGTGTGATTTGTTCAGCAGTACCTAGATTAATACCAGGTACATTTGCAGCTGTGCAAAAATACTCTACTTTAGGTAGTTTAATTATTTGAAATTTAAACTGCGTTGGACTTGCATAGTCCAATTTAGTTGGTTGTCTAGCGTATGAATTTGTAATGGTCATACAGCTATTTATCTGTTTGTTTATCTAATTCTTCCCATTCTTTTGTTTGGGAATCTGTCTTTAACTTCTTTTCGTTTTCTGTTAAAACACTCTCTTTTTGAGCTGCTTCATCAAGTCTTTTTTCAACATTTTCTAATACACTAGGTGTTTGCATATAATTAAGACCATATGAAAGTAAAATTATGAAACCACCAATTAATATTATGCCTGCGATTGTTCTTATAAACATGTTTTTTTCTTCCTTGTAAATTGTAATACTTTCACTATAAAACATAAAATGCAACATCTAAATTTATTTATGCTAAAAAAAAGGGCGACTTTTTAGGGCCGCCCTTTTCTAATTTGTTTCTCAACAAATATTACATAATGTTCGTAACTTGAACACGTCTGTAGTATCTGTTAGCGTTAACAGCACCAACGCCGTCAGCAGTAATGTTACCAGAAGCACTAGCACCAGCGAATGGGTTTGCTACCATACCGTATCTAGTTTTGAAACCGATTTTCGGTTGGAATGTGTCCTGACCTACTGCTCTAACCATTTGTAGTGGTACATATGGGCAGTAGAATAAACCTGCGTCATATGGAGAAGTTCCTTTGTAACCAACAACGTAGTATTGTTTAGTAGGTGACGCATTTGAAGCCATGTTAGCAGCATATGGGTCAATGTAAACTCTATACTTACCATTTAATACACCAGCAAAAGTGTTACCAGTATCGTCAATGTTTAAGTTGTTGTTTAATGCAGGAGTGTAATCCAAAACACCCGCCATTTGTAATGCA